GTGCAATATCTGTCCGGGTTTGTCAGCCCCAGGTTTTTCCCTGTGCCATACTTCAAAATAATCGCCCGTCTTGCTCCCTCGGGATTGGGTCGTCCTGGCGTGTCCGTGACATACAAATGACGATCAGTGCCATCCTGCAACCACCCATAAACCACCATGTCGCCCCATTCATTCCACAGCGCGCCATTACCTCGCGGAGCAAACTCGTTGCTCTTGAGCGATAACTCTTTTTCATGTGGCCAGCGGCCGTTGTTCGACGCCAGAAAAGCAGGCATATCGGCCTGATACATGCGCTCGGGGGTTGGTATGAGATAAAGGCGCGGATTAATCGTATGTACCAGTTCGCGACCTTTGCCGTCTGTTGCAATGATTGACACTTTCCCCGGTCCCGTAATGGTTACCGTTCCGTCAGAGGCCACCGTAGCCGGGCCATCCGCCCGCCAGGTTATCAAGCCAAAATTGCCTTGCGCCGAAAGGGTATAGGTTGCTCCCTTGAATGATGTCGTCGGGGTAAATTTTGACGTCATCCAGCCATTGATATGCACTCCGATAAATTCAAACGGCTGCAAAATCTGGATAGACTCCGACGCAATCATGTAGCCGGCTAAAATCGCCTTGCCGTGCAGACTTCCCTTAAATGTCACATCGAACCAGGAGCGCAAATTCTTACCTTTCATCACCGCGCTTTTCAGGTCCTGCACATCGCCCAACGTGATCGGCCGGTCGTCCTGTGTCACCTCTAGAGAGAACGTGTAAGGCTCCCCCCGGGGCGTCTTTTCGAACCACTCGATAACATCACTGGCGAACGGCGAAGAGGACAACGACATTTCGATCGCCGCCCGGGTCCCCCTGTGCCGATGGATATACGCCGCCCGGGCGATAGCCGCCCGTTTCTCCGCCTCCGTCCAGTCCGTGTTCCAGGTGTCTACGCTGAACTCCCACGCCAGCCACGGCAGCAGCTCAACGGGACATAACGCCGGGTTTTTCACTATCCGGATCAGGTCCGGGATAGAGAGCACCTCTTCAATTGTCGCCTGCTCCAGCGCGCGCTCTGCCGGAATGGCATTGGGCGGGAGGAGGGTTTTAAATTTATTCGGCATTGATGATCACCTTACGCAGCCTCACTTTTGAACATCGCGGCGCCTGTCCCATTGCCATGCTGATATCTGCCGCCGGCGACGTGAGTTTTACAGTCACTATCCCGGGCTGATGTAATGCACGGTCTATCGCCGAACGTGAAACCAGCCGGCCGAGGCGGTGAACAATGGCCAGGTACTTGTCCAGCGCATCCTCCGCCGCTTTCATCACTGTGTCAGTGTCCGGGCCGTAGGGGATCTGGATATCGGCGGTCACTTCAAAATCCACCAGTTCCGCCGGCTTTACCGTGACAAAATCGGTCAGCGGCCGGACCTCTTTTTTATTGACCGCTTCGGCGACTTTCTTCAGCACCTCCGCCGAAGGGAGCCCCCCGTTGGTGCGGGACAACACATAGAGATAGACCTCGCCGAGAAGTTGGTGATCCTCAGGGCCGTATGCGCGGACGTCGAGCACATCGGGATCGGCAGACGCGGCAAAAAACGTATAAGAATTTTCGGCGCCGGCGGTACTTAACCGGGACCAGGCCAGCTGTATTCGGGTCCGAAATGCCTCGTCGTCTTCGTATACCGGTTCAACCGGCGGGACCGCACTCGGATCACCGGGCTTTATCAGCAGCCGCTCCACATCAAAGTTGGCGCCGATCTGGTCAAGGTCGTTACCTTTCGCACTGGCCAGCAATACGGCCCGAATGGAGTCATTCATGCCCTGGCGGATCAGCGTTGAGTGATACGCCAGGGCTTCCCCTTGTTTAAAAACGGGGTCAGACTCCAGCAAGGCATCATAAACCGGGTCCAGCTCACGGAGCCGCGCCAGCCAGCCGGCAAAAATCAGTGCCGGATCGGGCATCTTTACCGCATCGGGTACGGGCAGCTCCGACAGGTTAATCGTTGCGGAATTGGTCGCCATTTATCGTTAGCTCCTCCAAAGTGATCGGGTAGCCCGTTTCTGTGTTGATGCCGTAAATCGTCAGGTCAAATTGCCCGGCGCCGGCAAACTGCACCGTCACCGATTTAACCTGCAGGCGTGGCTCCCAGCGAGCCAGGGCGCCGGCAGTCGCTGCGATGATATGCACGCGTGTGCTTTCGTCCTGGGGATTGTCCACCAGGTCTAACAAACGGCTACCGTAATCCCGCACCAGAACGCGACTACCGATCGGCGTTGTCAGAATGTCAAAGACGGACTGGCGCAGGTGCGCTGTCCCCGCCAGGCGCTTACCGCTGGCCGCATTAACTCCCTGCATAGTGCCCCCATAAAAAAACCCGCCGGAGCGGGTTACATTTGGTTGTTCGGTTTATCGGTGTCCCCACCGTGGGGATCGGGATGGTTGTGAATGTTGAAAATTTCCCGGATACGGTCCAGCGTGCTTTTGCCGTCGGAGATTTTCCCTGTGGCGGACAGGTCGCCGGTAACGGCAGTGTCTGCCTGCAGTTCCGTTTTACCTTTCACCGTCAGCGTGTCCGTTATTTCTACCGGACCGCGCAACGTCCCTTTGCCGATGATTTCATAAGTGCCGTTTTCGGGGAGCGTCAACGTAAACGCGTGCGTTTCGCGGTTGTAACGAAACTCGGCGCCGTCGCTGAATCGTGTGATGTGTTCCGCGTCGCTGCCTTCTGGTGCCGGCATGGCGCCGGTATTCCAACCAGGGAAAACGCGGCCGTTATTCAGCTCCCCGCTTTCTGAGAGTACCGTGACCGGATCGCCCACGGCGCAGGGGTTTGAGTCACTGCGATGGGCGCCAGCGAAACCCTGGCATAACGGGAGCCAGGTTGTAATATTCTCGCCAATCTCCACCCGACAAAATGGCTGCGGGCCGTGCTTTACCGAATGAATAACCCCTCGGCGGACCATGTTGGCAACCCGGCGCTGCAGGTCTGATAACACGTCATCACTCATCGCCGGCACCCTCTTTTTTCTCGTAAATAAGGCGATAATCGTCAACGTGCGCGCGGCCGATGTTTGGCGCCTTGCCCAGAAAGACCTTTTTCAATGGCCCGGCTTTCGATTCAAACGGATCCTCGCCCATCGCGGCCACCTGAGTGAAGGTTATGCGCCAAACGATATAATCCTCCATTGCGATATCGAATTCATCCGGGCCGGCGCTGGCAAACTCCGCAGGTGCCAGCCCTTCAAGCCCGAACGTTTTCCCCTGGATCCATTGGCTCAAGTCTGCGGCCGCCGTTCGGATGTAAACCTGTGGCTTTGTGATTTCGTTGGTGCCGGCGCGGTCGATAACAACAAAGAGATCATGCTCAAACTCAACGCGCAGTTGGCCATCCGAACCGGGGGCGTTCTTCCAGCCGGTGATCGACAAGTACACCGCCGGCGTTTCCAGCTGCGTCACCACTTCCGGGTAATCATCGGCATTGGCTACCCACTCAATTTCGCGCAGCCCGGACAATATCGCATCGTGGTAGCTGGCCATTAAAATCGGTTGTGTCATATTATCGCTTCCAGCTATCTACATTGAGCCTCATCTTCACGCGCCCCTTGATATCAGATTGGAAGTGGCGATAGAAAATGGCCGCCACATCATCAAACGCGTTGTCTTCGATGTAATCCAGCATCGGGGCATAGATATCTACCTCGGCCTCTTTGGTGCGCCGTGTGACAGGATCACGAACAGCAATCGTACGGCGCCCTTCACGCTTACTGCGTATCACCTCACCGCCTTCATACGTTGTGACGGTCAATAGTTTGCCTGCGGGCTCAAAACTGGGGGCGGTGCGTTTGCGGCGACGAGAAGGGGCAAATCGACCGGTTCTAGGATCACGCAGGTCATGATGAGGACGGAGCCGCCCACGGATGCGCCCTTGCAAATCTTTAACTTTGATAGCGTTTAGACCAAACCATAACCGCCCTTCATCTAGACTGGCGCCACGTACCAGACGAAAGGACAACAAACGCTTACGTAGCAAGGTATCGCTCCGCACCCCCAGGTTGGTTTTCATATCCCCCTTTGCGCGTTTAAATACCGTCGCGGCAGTACGTTTGAGTGCGCGAGAATACGCCGTCAAATACTGCTTATGGGTTGCCCCAGCGACAAGGGCTATCCCTGTCAGTACATCGATATCAATATCAATTGGCAGATCACGCCTTAACCTGCTTGCTCGGGCCATTATTTACTCCATTTATCGATCGCGGGCTGTTGTCGCCCAGGCTCCCCTCTGGCAAGGCGAACCCGCGTTCGGCCTTCTTCATTCGCCCCGATATGCGTCACCCAATAACTCACGCTATCAATAAGCACCTGGCAACGGTTTTTCAGGCCGAGAATATCCCGGGTATACGCGCTGATTGCTGGCGATCGGTCATCGATTTCACCACCGCCAAGGATAGTGACCAGAGCATCCGGTTCCTCAAAAATGACCGTAACGGGGCGATGTTCCGCCCCGATCACTAAAACCGCCTGCACGTCCTCCGCAAATGCACGATCAACACGCTGATCGGCTCGCCTTAGTCGTTCAGAAAAACGGGACATTTAGAACCCCAAACGCACCGGGGCCGATTCTTGCCCTGCTTCGCCATCACTCCAGGCGCTACCGGCCAGCGGAGAGGCGACGGCCTTCGCCTTGGCGCCGCCATCATCAGCTTTAGCCGTCAGCGCGCCGGTAGCATCCAAATACAGCTTATCGCCGGCGTTCCAGGTCTCATCGGCCAGTTTCGGCAGAACAAAGACGCCCACCATATGCAGCACGCCCCACAAACCGGCGGGAATGTCGTTATGAGCAACGCCGACCAAGCCCCCCACCGCGACAGGTTGCCCCGAAAGGACGGTTTTGTCTGTGGTGTTGTGCCAATCCAATGTTGTGCCGTCTTGCTGTAAATTCGTTGCCATATTGATTCTCTCCAGATATGAAAACGGGTAGCCATAGCTACCCGCAGATATAAAAAAACCGCCGTATCAGGCGGTTTATCAGGCTTTGCCGGTAGACTTCACCAGGCCGCGATAGTCGAGCGGCGCGACACCGGCATCGATGCGTACCTTGAAAGCGGCCCCGTCGATAGTGAATCCCTGTTGTTGCTCCAGATAAGGCGTATCGATGCCATCAAGATATGCCACCTCGATCGTGTCCTTACCCTGCGCGGCCGTCAGATACCAGGCATCAGCGCTATTATCATCCAGCCGAGCCTCCCCAATCACTTCGACAAAGTTTTGAATTGGGTTGCTGATACCGCTGTTTGCGTCGGCACCCGGCACACTGACCGATTTAATCAGCTGGTTCGCTTTGGATTCCAGCGCTATCGGCGTCAGCATGTAGGCAGGGCGGATATTGAGCTTGCGCTTGCCGTTAGTCTGCAGCAGCATCGCCTGACGCGCTTTATCCAGGCCGTCGATCGTCAGCGGTTGATTGACCAGGTTTTTGTGATCGACACTGAACAGCGCTTTTTTGTCGCTCATGGCCGGGTTGGTGGTCAGCACCGCCCACACCAGATCGCCGACGGTATAACGGGCGGCGCCGCCCATCATCTGTGGGATACGGGTTAACATATCCATGTCATCGTTGATAATGGTCTGGCGATCGATACTGAACAATTCGCCGTAGGTGGCCAACGCGATAGGCTCCCCTTTATCGCCGACTGTGACATATTTGTATTCTGCCCCTGGGCGAACCTCGCGCAGCTTGTCGAGCGCACCCAGGCCCACACGATGAGCCGTTTTGAAGTCGGTCAGCGTGCCTTTACGCGTCCAGCGATCGAAACTTTCGTTTGCCTCTTCCCAGCCCAACAGCGCCGACTTGTGCGCCACGTCCATCAGGATGTTGCCAAAATCCGAGCTGGAATGCGTGAAGGCCAGGCCAACCATCGTTTGGCCTGACATACCGGAAACCCCGATACCGCGATCGGCTAAAGATGCCCGCGCCAGCTCGCGCAACGTCATTCCCTGGTAAGGGTTGTCTTTTTCTGCCTGCGCATGGCCGGCACGGCTCATCACCGACGCGCGAACACCATCGCCAACCAAGTTACCATTGCCGGCATAAATGTGAGCGCTGGCGCCACCGCTCGGCGTAGTCCCTTCCGCCAGCTTCGCCAGAAGGCGATCTTTTGCCGTGCCCGCATCACAGCTCATGTCGTTAACGCATTCAGAACGCAGGGCCGCCAAATGAGGGAACCCCTCAAACACAGCATTTACTGCCGTAACACGCGCGGTATTGTTGGCCTGCAGGGTTTGCTGCAGCTGCACGGCCAACGCGTTGACGTCGATCTGCGTCGCCGCTTGAGTCGTCACTTGTGTTGTGGCTTGGGTTGTGGCCTGTGTCGCATTGTTTTGCGCCGCCTGCGTTGTCGCCTGAGCGCGCGCCCCGAAGAGAGAGTTGGCTTCTTGTGGCATATTTTGGTAATCCTTCAGTTTATTTTGATTGAGCGATGCAGCTGCATCGAGTGGTTCTTCAAGCACGTCGGCGAAGCCTTTGGCCACCGCCTCCGCACCATCCATCCAGGTTTCAGCTTTCAGCAATGCGGCGATTTCATCGCGGGAGAGACCCGTTTTGGACATGTACGCGGTCAGCATCATGTTTTCATTGCGATCCAAGAAGTCGGCATAGTCCCGCATTTCATCCGAGTCCCCCGCCATACCGCCCCACGGTTTATGGATCATCATCCAGGCGTTGGAAGGCATATGCACCGTGGCATTAGGCAGACACGCAATCACCGACGCCATGCTCGCCGCCAGCCCATCGATATAAATATCGACGGTCCCTGTCAGCCGCTGCATCGTGTTGTAAATGGCGAACCCATGCATAACATCCCCGCCAGGGCTATGAATATGCAGCTCGATGTTTGTCGCCTCAAACACCCCGGCATCACGGCAATCATTGATAAATGACTGCGCCGAGATCCCCCACCGGCCGATCTCTTCGTAAAGATAAATCTCTACGCGGCCAGGGCGCCCAGCTGCAGCCCGGATTTCATACCAACTTTCATTATTTACAGCATCAATCCCGCTCAGGCTTGCTTTTGGCGCCATCCACTGCGGGGGTTGTGTCTTCTTCATTCGCTTTAGCTCCTGAGTCATTGGCGGCGTCAGAATCCAGCACCAGCCCATTTTTGCGGTTAAACTCAATTTCGCGCACGCGCTGGCGCTTAATCTCTTGAGGGGACTCACCCCGCGCGCGGATCCATTCGGCCTCTGTTCCAGCCCCACCCCGAACAATCGCCTTCCAGGCTTTGGCTTCCTTCTCCGGGTCGATCCACGGCATCACCGGCCCCAGGTAGAGCGCGTTATAGAGCGTGGACATATCAACATCATCGGGCAGTTTAATTTTTGACAGGCGCAGCATATCGACCCACGCCCGGTAAACCGGCCGGCTTTGTTGGCCTACAAACCAGTTTTGCAGGACGTAATACCCCTCAAACCCTTCAACCAGCTCCTGACGCTGGCTGGAGTAACTGCCGTTATAGTCCCGGGCAATACTCGAATAGCTCCCTCGAGTACCGCCGGCAACCGCGCGTAACTGACCGTTACGGAACTCATACAAATGCACATTGGGCCGATTTGACTCCACCATGCCCAGATCTTCACCGGGGCGCAGGTCGTCATAAATCACCCCGGGCGCGATATCGAAATGGCGATGAGTCCCTGGCTCAGAATAATCCCCGTCATCTCCCTGGCTCGACGCATCGCCACGCTTGATATAAAACCCCAGCGAGGCCGCAATACGAGCGGCAACGCGCTCGGACTCCTCATAGTCCTTAATGTCTGACAGCCGCGTAATGACGCCATGCAACAGACTGACGCCACGCAGCTGATGGAGACGCTTGCGCATGGCCAGATGCAGCATGTTCTCTGCCGGCACACGTTTGGTTGCGGTAGACATTCTGAGGGAGCTGGCCGGGTGAGCCTTATAAACGTTGAACGCTACCGGCCGCCCCCAGGTATTCACCTCAATCCCCTGCACAACACTCCCGTTGTTAAGGCTGTTCAGGTTCATCGGCACAAAATCGGCTTCGAGACACTCCAGGGAAAGCGGTACGCTGGTCGCATGACGTAGCCCAGACACCGGGCCGCGCACCAGTTGAGTAAACACCTCTCCATCACGCAGCGCCGAGCGCAAGATCAGCCGCTCCATTTCGGCCCGGGTGAACATTCCCGTCACCTCGGGCCTTACAGACCACTCCGACCAATGCTTAGCCAGGATTTCCGCACACTCTTCATGCAGCGTGCCATCATGGCGCAGGGGTTGAGGCTCCACCTGGATCCCATTAGCACCGATCACCCTCTCTTCCAGCTTGTCGAGGATGCCGATCACAATGTCGTGGTTTTCATCCAGCCACCGGGCCTGTTCTCGCAACGATACACCGGAAGCAAACACAGCCGTATCCGCTGCACGCCCCTCTCGCTTCGCCTTGTGCAATCGGGATGGATTCGTCGCTTCATAGGCTTTTAACTGGTAGCGGCTTCGCGCGCGTGACAAAGCCCACCCAGGCGCCAGCGCACCGAGTGTTTTTTCGAATATCCCCATGTATTACCTACAAGAAATTAACGAGTTTATACCCACTGCCGCGATTGCTTGCCTTACGCAGCCGCCGCTCCCAATATTCCAACTCTGCTCGCATGGCGGCCGGATCATGATTGGTAATCGCTCGGCCATTGACTCCGGTGAACGACACGGCTTTGCCGTCCAATGAGTCGTTGTAATATTTTCGAACCAGTTCAAGCTGAGCCTGAATTTCTTGCCGGGTCATAGCCAACCACCTCCACCAGTCCCGGAACCTGAACCACTCAGCCAACTGCTACCGGCCGGCTGTTGGGGTGCGGCAGGTTTCGCCTCAACCTTGGGTTTTCGTTTCGCCACCACAACCTCCCGATGCGAATCTTCGTTAAAAATATTGGGGTTTGTATCTTGAGACTCAGCCCAGGCCGGCGGCTGGTCCCACTTAATACGCTCATAACGCCGGAGCATGGCCACGGCGTGGGCATAACAGAACAGGTCAAAAGCCTCATTATTGCCCTTGCCCGGTTTCCGCCATTTGCCATCCGCTCCGCGTTCTTCATACGTCAGCTCGTCAAAAAACCATTCACCGAGCCAATTAGGGAAATGAATGTACCCAGCCCCCGGGACCTCACGGCTCAGCGAGTTACTCAGTTGATCTTTCAGCGTGTCGGTTTGCAGCAGATACACCGGCACATCACCGCGCGCAGAGGCACGGCGATCACTGCGATCGGTATTGTCCGGGTGAGTTTTCGTGATGGTTTTTTGGCGGCGGTTACTGTCCCCTTTGATGAGGTACACACGTTTATGCACCCCATCACGGCGACACTGGCGCCAAAACTTATAGGCATTGTCGGTAACACCGTCTTCACCGCCCGTGTCTACCGCCATTGCCAATATGGGCATTCGCTTATCCGGTTGCTCCTGCAGCCGATAGGTTTTATCGAGTACATCACTTATCAGCAATTGCCAATCCTCGGGGTAAGCACCAGGATGAATCGGCAACGCCTCACCGGTTTCAGCATCGCACCGCATAGACTGCTTGATGTTGTAGCGGTCAACCAGCCAGCGCTCCCCGTTCTCGCCATATCCCATGATCTGAACCACAAAGCGGCGATTTTTGCCGCCCTGCACGTCCACGGCAGCCAACAGAAAACGCACCTTCGGTGGCACCAGGCGTTTACCGTAATCCTCGATACGCGCCAGCAGTTCCTCACTGCGACGTTGTTCCGATGCCGAACGCGGCAGATAAGGGCGCCCCCAGTCGGTATTTATTACCGTCTTGAGCGCTTCCTCTGCGCCGGTTGCCTCATAATCCTGCTCGGCGGTCAGCAGTTTATAAACGAGCTGCGCCCACGTCTGGTAAGCCGCCGCTGGACCTTCCATCCAAAACGACGCTATGCGAGAACGGCGAGGCTCACCACCCCGGTTACCTGCTGAGTCGATGCTCTCCCCTTCCCGCAACCAAACGCCCTTTTGATTCAGCGCACGCTTGTGCTCTGCGGTGATCGTCTGATTGCAGTGAGGGCAACTCATGTAAGCGGCCTCACTGGCTTTAACCGGGTCGGATACCTCACGATAGCCGGCCATAACTTCCAAAATCGGCTGAAAATGCTCTCCGCAATGCGGACAAGGCCAATACCATTTACGGCGATCGCCACGATTAAACAGAGAGAGAATACCGGTAGTTGGCGGCGCCTCATGCTCTGATCGCCGGCGCCATTTCGAATCTCTGATATCTCGCCCTGGGGAGCTTTCTACCAAGGTCATGCCCGCACTCATAAACGTTGTCGTTCGTTTTGAGGCCAGTAAAAAACCATCGCCCTCGCCATCAATATCTTCTGGCATACGGTCGTAGTCAGTCAGCGCTACGCACTTGTAATCTGAGGATGACATGATATTGACTGAGGGCCACCCCAGCTTGAGATAGTTACCCGCCAGAAAGGTCCGATCGTGAACGTTATTATCGTTACGTCGTGGGCTTAACCGCTTGGCTACTTCAGGGCTAACACGAAACGTCCGCGATAAGCGTTTTTTGGAGTGCTCCCGCGCCTTTTCCTCTGATATCTGAACCACCAACATATCGGCAGGATCACAAACGATGTTGTAGACAACCCAGCCATCTATCAGGCCGATTGTTTTACCCGTTCGGGCGGGACCAACAAAAATAACTGCATCGTATTCACGCGAAGCCAGGCAGTTCATCGGCTCAATCACATACGGCGCCACGCTCGGGTCCCACTTAACAGAGTTGCCCGCGCCCATAGGCACATGCATAAACTTTTCAACAGCTTCAGCAACCGGTATGCGGCGCGGAGCCTGAATAATACCGGCCATATTTCGCCGGGTTTCTGCGGCTGATGCCTGTGCGGCCATTACTCCTCCTCGGGCATTTCCTCCTCAATCTCTGTATCAGCGTTCATAACCTTCAGCGCTATCTGATCGCGCAGATCATCGATAATGGACTGCACCCGAGAAACTGCGGATGGAGCCAAAGCACAGTCACGCTCCAGAATATCCGGCAGGGTTTCCAGTACCTGGACCATAGCTTTAGCCATATTTGAAAATTCACGGGTCACATCAGCTGCGGGGATCAGCTCGCCGATCTCCTGCTCAAATTTGAGGCGTTCCCGCTCTGACTGAAACCAGGCTTTCCTGTCCATCGGCTGCATTTCATCAACATCAGCCACAGGCGCAGATTTCACCAGTTCAGCCAGCACATCCGGCAACGTGTAGAGCTTCAATTTGGCATTACTGCCAGGGGCTGGCTCGACGTTTTTCAGTCGTGCCGCGATGGTTTGCCGATGAGATCCCGTAATTGCCGCCAGCTGATTCAGGTTCAGCCTGACGTTCTCCAATTCTTTATCCATGATGGTGAACACTTTTCATACGATTCGACATCTTGAAAAATTTATTTCAAGTAAAAACAATCAAGTGAACACATGATGATGATGTCAATAAAATGCGAAAAACTAGTCGATCCCCGCGTGTCGCAGCCCCCTCGGTGTTCAAAATCGCGGAAGGGACCCATAAAAATGAGAGTAATTCTCATTATTTGGGTCAATTTCCACGGGATGCCCCGGAAGATGGCATTAGCAATCAGCATCCGGTCGGGCCACCGCTCGGCAGGCCCACATGCAGGCTTCCTGCATCTTGGTGTGGGCGATAGCCAGGCAACGTGCGGCCTCATGCCCTTCAGCTGAGTGATTTCCCGTTTCACATAACTCAGCTGCAACCTCATCACGTTCAGTTTCGATCAGATTGCAAAAGTACCGGCTGGCATCTTTGAGACGGTTCATCCGCTCAATATCACCTGGTGTTAAAGTGCGGTATCCCTTCACGGTGCTACCGTCTTGCGGTTCTACTTCGCTCATTGTTTTCTCCCGGCGGCTTCCCGCCATTGGTTAAGCGTGGCCACCTGGCCAGCGCAGATTGATAAAGCAGTTTGCAGAGACAGCGTGTAGCTCACCGCGTCTCCCCAAGTCTCTCCTTGCAGTTGTGGATTTTCGCAAGGAGTGAAAACTGATTCAGGGGGGAGCAGGACTATTTGCTGTGGTGTCTGCTGTACTCTGCTGCAGGAGCTCAATAGTAGCGGCAGGCATAGGCTGAGCAGCGCAGGCATCATTCTTGATTGCTTCACGATACTTCCTTTGGTAGCTTTCGTTCTGCTGGCGCAGTTGCTGCTCTCTCCGGTGCTGCTCTGTCGCTAAGGCTCTGTTTTTCCGCTCTTGCGTTTGCAAAGCTGAGATCAGTCCTGACTGCTGCGCCAGCGTCTTTTCCTGTTGCTTAACTTGCTCACCGGCCTTTACTGCATTACCGTGGAAGTAAAACGCCAGCCTGCCGGCGACAATTAGCGCCACCAGCAACACAGCGGCAATTACTGCGACCGCCCGATTCATAGCAGAATCACTCCGACGAACAGGAACCAGCCCCAGCCATCAATACTGTGAGCAGCAAGATAACCGGCCGCTGCGAAACATACCGCTGACGGTAGATATCTCATTTATCAAGCCCCCAGCAAGCCAGCTCGGCCTCTTGATCGCGCCGCAGAATCTGTCCATAGCAGTTATTAGAACGAATGCGGCAATCTCGGCCAGCGTCGTATATCCAACGGCGGATTTCGCGGCAGGCGCCAATACGGTCGCCGGCGTTGAGCTTTTTGTAAAATGTGGAGGTGAAGCACTTGCCGGGGCCGATGTTCCACGGACAGAATGACGCGATGCCGACTTTTTGCGGTTCGGTCAGCGTTACCTTGACGTTGCGGTCTACCCAGTCGAGCGCCTTTTTCTGCTCGGCTGCGTCAATCTTCTTGCACTGCTCAGCGGTCAGTCGCTGGCCCTTCACAACCTTCTGGCCGTTGACCATCGTCACACCGCCGCAAATTGTCCAGATGCCGACACCGTCCTGGTATGCAGTCAGGCGCTGCCCTTCTTTCTCTTCCTGAAACTGCGACATCATCACCGGGGCCGATGCGCCGGCGGCGATCAGCGCCAGCATTACGGCACTGAGTTTTGATTTGTTCCCCATCACTCACGCTCCAGCATTTCAAGCTCTTCCGTGTCGATCGTCTCCGTGCGTTTTTTTATCCAATCACGCAGAAGCCGCTCGCGCCGGCAGCGGAAGTAAGTACCGAGGGCAATACCAAACGCAGAGCAGAACATACCGAAGATGACGCCGAGAATGATCCATTCGCTCTGTGAGAAATAATTAATGATGCCGAGGGCGAATGACACTGCGCTACCAGTGTGCACGGCTCCATCGGCTGCTCTGATTAGCATTCGTGACATCCTTACCTCCCGCCGGGCGGTTGGCGCTCATGAAACAGAAAAGGCCGCCAAATGGCAGCCTGTAATTGACGCGGTGGTAATTGTGCCGGGAGGTTTTGCCACGCCCGGCGCGTGGTGCCCGTTGTTGCCAGGCGTCTTCGTGATATGATTAATGTGCGACCAACAACCAACCACAAAGAGGTATGTATGCCGGATAATTATCCATTTGAACGGTTCAATCAGCCCGAAAGGCAAGACCGCCCGTCACCCGATGGGCAAGTTCCATATAGGCCCACCGAGCGAGAACCGGAACCAGAACCCAAGCAGTAGGAGTTGTAAATGACCCGAGATGACATCGTTTTCCATATTCGTTACTCATTCCATATCGAAACAATGCATGCAACGCTTTACAGTAGGTTGGATAAACTACTAACCTTCGGACAAATTCTTCTCGGGTCAATAATTTTCGCCACTTTCGGTAACCTCAGCCTTTTAGGTGCGTTGGTTACTGTTTTTTCTATTGCAAGTTTTGTTTGGCAACCAGGAAAAGCTGCTTTGCTACATGAAATACAGGCGAAAAAAATGAAGGAACTGATTACCACTCCAGTCGATATTTCTGAATCAGAACTACACTCCAGGTATTTGAAAGTGGAAGAAACCGATAACCCGACGCTAGGATTATTAAGGGACGCCGCCTATAAAAGAACATTGATAGCCCTGGGACGTTCAGCAGAATCGAAAAACATCAGGCTCACATTTCCAGAAAAGATCGTTTCCTGGTTTGCCGGGGACTTACCGCGAGCATGAACACTGCCGTTGGTAAACACCACCAGCGGCTGAAATCCGATCCAGATCTCTTGCTTTGCCCCCTCTACCGTTGCTAACTATGCTGCAACGGTCAAAAGGGAGGGAGAAGAATGAAACTTCTGGGGTTAATTATTTGCTGGTTTTTAGTGCTGGCTCTCAGTGCTGGTTGGTTTCTGTTCATAATCTATGGCTATGATGTCACCAAACAGTAATCTATAGAAACGCAAAAGCCCCGGCAGATGCCAGGGCTTGAGTTAGATGCCGGTCTTTCCCGGCTGTCAGCAATTAACCCCTAAGAATTACATGCGCAACATGGTTGCTGCGCTCCTAGGTATATCGGTCTTTCCCGACGGTCATATCATAGGGGCGCACTCAGCAGACCCCAGGGCAGGGATTAACTAATACTTGCCTACTGAATGCGCTTTTCCAATAACTAAATCTACGGTGCCGGGTGCCTCCCGGTGAGCCTTTGTCCAGCATCCATGACTCGCGTCTTTTAAGCATTGACCTACACCTGCTGCTTCGCCCCGCCGCTAGGGGGATTCACCGTAGAAATTAGATCCTATATCAATAGATTTAAATTTAAAATACACACACTAATTTTTCAGAAACTTCTAATGGAAGATTAACTAAGCATAACTTATTACTTCCCAGCCCCCCCCCCCTACTGCCGTTGGAAAATACCACTAGCGACTAAAACCTGATCAAGAAAGGTTGTGATCACACTCGCCGAGCAAAAAGCGAAGAGTGAAGGGCCCATGACGAATCAATCGCATGCAGGGCAGATATCGTCACCATGAACAAAATGATCTTTATCAATCGGTTATATTGGTGTCTAATATTTGACCACATCGAATAAATTTCACGAGACATCGTTATGAATGAGCTAGAACACTACGAAGAAAGTGAAGATCTGGATAACCCAGGAAAACTGATTTGGCATGTATCTTGTGATGAGTCAGGCACCGGTGGCGCTAGGTTTTACGGGTATGGTAGTGTTTGGATGCGCTACCAACGTCGTGGGGAGTTTTCGAAACTCATGCGAGAACTTCGCGAAAAGCATAATTGCTATGACGAGCTGAAATGGCAGAAAGCACATTCACCACGAAACCAAGCTTTTTATGATGATGTAATTGAAATGTTCTTCAAACATCCATGGCTAGCTTTTCACTGCATCATTGTACAAAAATCGCATGTTGACAAACAATTTCACGATGGCAATTATGATCTTGCTATGCGTAAGCATTTCACAAAACTTCTAACATCTAAGATTACACAAGTAATTACAACCCATGCTCATCGCGATTGTGAGTTCCGTATAGACGTTGACCCTATACCTTCAAGTTATAAAAAAGCAGATGAAGCACTGCATAAAATCGCAAATAACGTAATTTTCAATACTACCGGTAAGAAAAACGCCATCAAGTATGTAAAAACTAAAGACTCAAAAGAGTCACATCAAATACAGATTGCCGACTTTCTTCTCGGTGCAGTAATGAGTGCCTTCCAAGAAAAAGCAACCAACCCTCGTAAATTAGAAGTTGCAAAAAAAATCGCAGCCTATATCGGCTGGGATGGCTTCCTTTACGACACGATGAACTACGAGCGTAAATTTAACATCTGGTATTTTTATGACCCAACTAAAGGACCTCGCGAGCTTGAAACAAA